GGGGCGCTGATAAAAATTCCGAAACACATCTTCGCAAAATTATCAGTCTTCCTTATAAATACTGATTGGAAGATTGACAATATCCCCAGTCCATTCTATACTCATTAAGTATCACCCACGGAGTCAATCATGTCAGTCGCTATCAGTCAGGCACAGAAGCAACGTTACAGAATCACGCTGGATCTTGAGGTGATGGAAGACTTTGACCCGCATCAGATTTCCTGGGAGGATCTATTTGAACTCGAAGGATCTGAGCGATTGATTGACAGTTATGTAGAAGACCTGAGTGTACCTGTCAGTTGGTAATTACACAGCAGTTACTGACAGTTACTCTCTGGGCAGTTAGCAACACTTTAGCAGTCTTATTGCGGGGGGATTGACATCAGCGACCCTCCGTGATATGATGGAGGAGACTATCAGTTTTTGACAGTTATTATGCGGCGTTCGTTGTTATCGTCGGCGGGCGTGATATAAAATCAATGGGTCCCTGTAACCTACAGAGGTGACAGATCGACCTCGATATATAATGCGAAAGTTGATTTCATTTTAGAAAAAAAATTCCCGGAGGTAAAAAACCAATGGAAAAGGTTTATCACATATATGCAAAAGAAGAGTGTATATACAACAATCTTAGTACGGACGAATTTAATCATACATGGGAAACCCTCAAGGGAATGGTTGGTCTAATGAAGACTGATTATGAACTTGAGGATTTATCATATGAGGAGTGCAGCCGCCCCCTTGGATATGGTGGTACGGATAATACTGCAGAACCTATGGGTGAAGATTCATATTGACAGACTACATAACACATACTATAATTGAACTGAAGTAATTTCAAAAACATGGCAAAAGGATTTACTGTTAAGGCAAAAACACCTGTAAAGAAAAAAACAGAGGATTGGGATATTGCATCCATTAAAGAACGAATGAAAGGTAAGACAATTGTATTCTGTCTTCCTGGTCGTGGATGTTCTTTTACATTTCTGAAGAACTTTGTACAACTGTGCTTTGATATGGTACAGAATGGAATGAGTATTCAGATCAGTCAAGATTACTCCTCTATGGTTAATTTTGCACGTTGTAAGTGTCTGGGTGCAAATGTACTTCGTGGTCCTAAGCAAATTCCTTGGGATGGTAAGTTGGAGTATGACTATCAGTTGTGGATTGATAGTGACATTGTATTCAACACAGAGAAGTTCTGGCAGTTGTGTGACATGGCAATCTCTGCAGAAGGTGAAGAGAAAGAAATCGTTGCAGGATGGTATGCTACAGAGGATGGACAAACTACTTCTGTTGCACACTGGTTGGAAGAAGATGAGTTCCGTAACAATGGTGGAGTGATGAACCATGAAACAGTGGAATCGATCAGTAAGCGGCGTAAGCCTTTCACTGTAGATTACACAGGTTTTGGATGGGTGCTCATTAAAAAGGGTGTCTTTGAGAATCTTGAGTATCCTTGGTTTGCTCCTAAGATGCAAGTCTTTGAGAGTGGTAATGTACAGGACATGTGTGGCGAAGATGTGTCGTTCTGTCTCGATGCAAAGGAAGAAGGATTTGACATTTGGTGTGACCCTCGTATCAGAGTTGGTCACGAAAAAACTCGCGTTATTTGAGGTACTGAACTATGATGATGAAAGGTGGCACTTATGTTAAGGGCAAACCCAAAAAAACTCGCCAAGGAAACTCGCAGTATACACTAAGATCCGCGACTTCTCGTAATAAAGCAAAAAAGAAGTATCGCGGACAAGGACGTTAAATGTATGACTTGACCCTCTACACCTATCTCGCACCCAGTAAAGTCTGTGGTGGAGTGGGTGTTTTTTCTTTATGTGATATTCCAAAGGGTACTATGATATGGAAAGGTAGACAAGAATCACAAAAGATTACCTGGAATCAAATCCCAAAATACATGCAACAACACATTGCATCAATGACATGGTGTGATAAAGATGGATTCTGGATTGATTGTGACCTTGATAGGATCTATCAGGCATATTACGTTAATCATTCTGATAATCCTAATGTAGGTATTGATGAAGATGAATTTTATATTGCAATTAAGGATATTAAAAAAGATGAAGAATTGTTGTATAGATACTCTGAGATAGAGAAAACTTGGACATGAGCGCATTAATTTGTAACCTCCCCTCGGTTGAGGTATGGGTACGTAAAGAGTATCTCACAGATCACCAATCAGGACATGGCGAATTTGTAAAGGGCGTTTGGGTATCATGTAAATCGATTCCTGGACGTGCTTTCTATTTTGAGACGTACTTACCAGAGTATGCTGCAATGTATGATAAATTGCCTATCAGCGCGTTTGTAAGCGCCCCTGAGACTCCTTCACCTGATATGAACCTACCTAACCTACAATTCTGGAATTGTATGGACTACGGGGTCATGTCGATTCATAAGCAATTCATTGGATCAATGGATTTTGAGTGCTATACAAGGGATCATGGTATCGTCAAAGGTGAGTATATTTGTACGATAGATAACTATCATCAGGATTGTGATGTAATTGACTATGCAACAAGTGAAAATCCAGCTGAACACAAGTCTCACAACCTGATTGAACTTGAAAATGGTCAATATGCACTGTATCCTAACAACAGAATGCGTATTTTTGACAATAGTTTGACACCTGTTGACCCTAAGATGCCTGATTTTAAGGTATCGACACAATATTACAGTGTTGAAAATGGTTTTGAACGTCTTGGCATGGGTCGTGAAGACGAATATTTCTGGAAAACCGCAAAAGAACGCGAAAATTTATCCAAAGAAGAGGAAAATGACTCCGAATAACGATTTTTTAGACAATTTGGGCGCTGATCAGCATCAAAAAATGCTAAGAGAGATCTCTAACGACAAAATTACTCCAAAAAAGACTGATAAAATCAAAGAGAGTGAACTTTTTGATCCTGAGGGCGATCCAGAACCACTTTTTGGTTGATAAATAATACATAATTGCCGTATTGTTGTGCCTTTAGAGAGGGTAAGTCAAGGTTTTAAGGACGTTAGCATGTCCTTTAAG